CGATGATGTTATTAATCATCTCGGATTTTCCGACCTGGGAGGCGGCCACCATGACAAGGCGGCGCAGCTTCGGGTCGGTAAAAGCGTTCATTATGTCCCGGAGGTACGGTGTCCGGGATGTTCTCCACGGCCCCGGTTCTGCGCTGGACTCGGAGGACAGACGGCGTTTTTTCTCTGCCCACTCGGTAACGGTTAGATCTTCCGGTGGCTTCATGCCCCGCATAACGGAGCCGATGTCACGATTGATATTTTTTATTTCCCGTTCCCGGACCAGCTGACGGAGTGTTTCGTTTTGGCGTTCCTTCTCATTCGTCATCGTCATTCGCCCCGGACTCCCAGCTTCGCCGTTCCCGTACCCGCTCGGCATATTTCTTTGGGTCATACCGATAACGTGTCATCTCGTTCATCATCAGGTGCGTTTCCTTTTTCAGAATCTCCGCACACTCCGGAGCGGTAGAAGCCGCCGCCAAATCCACGGCCACTCGTCCGGGCAGGGCTATCAGATAATTGCGCAGCGTGTAGATAAGGTCGGCCGTCATTGCTTTCACATCCTCGGAGCGGTGGAGCTTCCCACGCAGCTCGTCAGCTTCCATCTTCGCAATGTCAGATTTTGCTTTCCGAAGCGTGACCTCCGAAACCTGCCTTGTCTTTTCCAAAGTCTTTTCCTCTTCCGTGGTAAAAACTTTGTTTTGAGTCTGAATGTAACGCTGCACAGCATCTGCTAATACAAAATGGCCCCGTGATTTTGCATCAAAAACGCCATCCTGTATCAGCTGTTGCACTCTTCTTGTCGAAAGTCCTAACACAATGGCCAATTCTTTAGTCGTAACTTCCGTGTCTTTTGTTACAGTTTCCATAAAATTTTGCTCCTTTTCATTGAAAATCGTAACGAAATTGGGATTTTTTCGCCGACTAACTACACACAAATCGGGGTTCGCGAGCACCCGCAAGCGGCGGGGAGGGATTTCACAGTACCTTGCGAAAATCTGTGACGATTCCGGGGTCGTTCCGCAGCCGTGCGTCGGCGCTGTCGTCGTTTCCACCACCTGCACGATAGAACGCCCGCAAACGATGCCGAAATCGCTCTGTGGGGCGATGCGGTACGTTTACGGGCATTTTATACGTTGTAGGTTTAGATGTAGGATAGTATCTCTGCCTTGGAGTAGGTCTCTCCCTTGCTCATCATGGCAATGAACTCATCCTTGCTGAAGTCTGACAGACGGAACACTTCCTCTGGTCTCATACCCAGCTGCTTGCATATCTCTTTCGTACTCTTGCCGTCGTTGATGAGTTTCTTTACGATGGCCTTCATGGGTTCCAGCAGATGTGTGCCACGAGCCCTGTTGTGGGTTATCGTGCCATACATGTCTTCTGCCTCGTCAGTGTGTGATACTATCACCACCGGCACCTTGTTGCCCAGCAGAGTACGAAGCGGTTCTCTCCCTGCCACAGTCCACCGATGGAAACCATCTATGATTGTGTAATCAGGGCGAACCACGATAGGCAATGTCCATCCGTTTGTCTGTATGGACTGGATAAGCAGCTGAAGGTTTTCCTCGCTTACCTTGTTGGGGTTGTATGCATTCCCAGTTAGTTTGTCTCTATCTACCCATTGCAGTGTCGATAGCGGTTTAAACAAATCATAAGATTTTTCCATTCTTCGGGGCCGATAATGCCCGAGGTATGCCGTGTCTTTTGATACGCTGCACTAATGTTCCAGGGTTAATCCCGAGATACTCTGCCCATTCTTTATTGTTCATGGTCATTCCGTTGTAGGTGTAGTGCTTCTCTTTGCGTGAGTGTTTGCTGTTCTCACTTCTCGTAATCCATCGACAATTAGAAGGACAGTAGTTTTCATCGGGATTTACCCGGTCAATAGACAGTTCATCAGAATATCCGTGAGACAGAGCCCATTCTCTAAAGACGGCAAAATCCTCCCATTCAGCGCAAATATCAATTCCTCTTGCGCCGTAAAATCTATACGTCGGATTCGTCACGCAGCGGCACCGGATTCGCATTTGCTTCCAAATTCGATACAGCCTCGTTTTGCTTCCGCCGTGGGTGATGTTGCATTCGCCTCGGTACATCGGCCTGCCTCCTTTCATTCTGATTTAACTCTGAATTTTTTTGCGTACTCGGCATAGGCTCCGAAGATGTCCTGGAAGATCGCCCTGAGGGAACGCATCTTCGGGTCTCCCGCAATAAGTGCGTCGTGCATCTTGCGGTAATCTCTCGGCCTTGCCATTCCATCCGTTTTGATGTAGAGGCGCCTGTATTGCGCCGCCACTCTCCGGGTGGTGGGGTTCGTGAAATGTTTGTCAAAGTTCTCAAACAGCATCTGCCGGGTCAGTTCTTTGTAATCTTTCTTTTCCCCGGCTTCGTTCTGTCTCCGTGTCTTGCTCCGGCGTTTGTACCATTCCGTGTCCCAGTAGAGCATGACGAGATAGGCGTTCGGTTCACGCTTTTCTATTCTTGCCCACAGGTCCGGGTCTGTTTCCGCTACGTGCTTCAGCCCACGGAGGGAATCGGCTGCAAAGAAATTGCTTATCCGGAGAGAATGGCGATTCTCCCCGGCCTGGTATATCCAGAGGTAAGCCTCCGGAATATCCAGGTGATGGTCCCGGATATACAGCCAGACGTCTTTGTCTTTCCAGTCGTATATCGGGAAAATGATATTGTTGCCGGTTATGCCTTTCCGGCCCAGATTCAGCATGGCCATATACTGCAAACGCTGTACGCTCTCTGCTGCTCGTACACCGGTCAACATAATACCATCCTTAGTTATCCTCGGCAGGAATGTCTGATAGTTCTCCTTGCCGATGCCCGTGAGGTACGGGCTTTTCATGATGGCGAAGGGCGGAGGCTTGCGCACCCATACGTCCTCTTTTCCCGGTTCCCATGTTATCCAGCTTTCCGAATTCTCCAGTTGGTTGAAACACGAAACCTGCTTCAGCGGCAGGCAATACCATCTGAATTCCGGACAGCCGGCCATGAGAAACTTTTTGCGCCACTGCATCATGGCCTCGATACAGCAGTCATATATGGCTTCTTCGTCGATAAAAACCAGCGTCAGCTGCTTGGGGTCAACTTCTCCCTTGCGGATGAGCTGATACACAAGGTCTGCCATGCATATTGAGTCCTTGCCGCCGGACAGGCTCATGTACACCGGCACACCGTTGGAAAAAACGTTCTTTATCCGCATGACGGCCGCTTCGACAACTGTCATGCTGGACTGCGTCCGTTTTACAGCCATATCCGTTCCCCACACTTTGGACAGATGAGGAAACGGCGGGAAATGCCCTCCTGCGGCGTTTCTTCGTTTTCGGGGGCTGGCTGTTGTCCGGCTCCTGAAACGCTGCCAGGGACGATTTCCTCCGCATTGGCGGCGAATTCAGCGTCCTTCTTTTCATAAACCTCTTTTGCCTGCTTGATTTCTTCCTTTTTGTCCTCGTCGATGACTCCATAGGAGGACATCATTTCGTCAACATCGGTCAGATCTGCCGTGAGTGTCCGGAGCAGTTCCTCATCATAACCGGGAATGTCCAAATCGTCTCCCAGTTCTTTCAGCAGCTGGTCAAAGGCGCTCATGTCATCGACACCCAAATCGAAGATGCGGTTGTCAGACATCATCATCTTCTTTTTGTCGATTTCCGACATTCCGGTCTTCAGTAAGCATTGCGCTTCCTTAATTCCGAGCTCCTGCATGGCCTGATACATGCCGTTGCCTATCCAAATGACGTTGTTCTCGTCGATAACCATAAGGCGTGTCTGGCCGTTCTTCTGTATGGAACGCTTCAGCTCCTTAATCTGTTTGTCCGGGTGCATTCGCACGTTTGTCTCCGGGTGCCGCAGATCAGACAGCTTCCGTTTGACGATGTTAAGTTTTTCGCTCATAACCACGCCTCCTTATGCTCTTCCCAAAAATCCCAGAATAAAGCAAACAGGATGGCGCCGACGACGAAATAAATCCGTACGCTGGCCATGAGCGTCCACATCCCCATGACTCCCAAAGGAATCAGGATGTGCCATCCGATAATCAGGCCGGCATTGATTATCAAGCCCAGCTTCTTACCGAATGCGATATAGATACTGTACATGGCGCTGGATAGCGTTGATGTTCCGATTATCGTTATCAAAATGGCTTTCACAAGGTTCAGCACCGGTGTGAATTGCGCCCAGGCTAAACCGAAGATTATGGCCATGTAGATGCCGAAGAAGATGCCGCCCAGCGTGAATGCTTTCTGAACATCAACTTTTGCCGTGCCGTCTTCGTTTTTCTCGTTATAGTCGAGAATCCGGAAGAAGTACGGATAGGTAAATGGCCCCGGGAGCAACAGAATTGCTTTCCAAATTCCCTCCCGCATCGGTTCGGGTGACAGCCCCATTGAAATGGTGTTGTAGTGCCCGGCGGAGTGATAGAGTGCAGCGATTGTCACACCGACAGCCAGCAGATAGACGATTATCCACCCGAAGCCGTCCGTGAGGACGTT